CTCTGTCGATACCGTACCGCTTCATCCTGAGACGGACGTAGCGATATAGCATCCTTGGTACAACAACCGTGTAAAGCACTAAGGAAGTGCCCAGCCGGGTTATAAAACCTAGCTCGGCGGCCTTTCGGTAGCTTTACAAACCCATCCACAAACCTCAGAACAGGAGGATCGGCCGACATCTTTCGATATTGGAACGACCCATTAGCATTTCTGCTAATCTGCCCACAGAGATCTAGTGGGGTCTTGAAGCCGGCATCATCGTTCTCCCACAGCGGTACCCGGAGGCACCGCCCGAGTGAGAGTAGATAGCCGAAGGTATTGGGCAACTCAACAGAGTGGGCGCTAGCCCATCCGAGGAGTCGGTTGAAGATAACGTAGTGAGTAACCTGTTTGTTTACCTTTTTAAGGTAGACAGCCCGGACATCGACGCCTTGGTAGGCGTCGAGCCCGCAGGACTCTTTAAAGTCGCCATCTTTGAATGACTTCTTTTCGTTCACGCAGAAACCAAGGAGGTTCAGCACCCGACACACCGTCGTGAAGGCTTTCGCCACCACGATAATGTCGTCACCGAAAACACTCCAGGTACGGCCAAGTTCGCCGTCCACGGGCTTAATGCCCATGACCTTGTAAACGCTACGCACGACAGCACTAAACAGTATTGTCTGCAGCGGAAAGGTGAATCCATTGCCCATGGTCGAAACCATGTGCAGCGGGACCTTTGTCTCATCCGGAAGCTCAGTATAGTCAGCACGCAGCAGGAGTAGTAGTTCATACCACTCCTTCGGCAACATGCATCTGAGCATCTTAAGCGACATACTATCACTGGCGGAGCTAAGATCGATAGTAGCAAAACTACCATCGCGGGAACCACGCAGGGCCATCTTCCGATTAAGGAAGGGTTGACTCTCGAGGTTTATTCCCCAAACTCTAAGACGTTCTTCAAGAAACGTCGCCAGCCCAAGCTGATAACACATATTCAGCGAAGGTTCCGTACAGATCGTACGGCTTATGGTGTTGTCTTTGGGAACAAAGGAAATGCGGTTATAATCCACTACGACGACTTCGCAATCCTGCGCGCGGCGCTCTTCAGCGTCACGCCACAGTGGAAGTTTCGATACGTAGTGCCTGTACATCGCGTACAGGACAGGCTTGGTGCACGTTAGCGTTCCAGCAAACAACTTCGAATAGAAGTCGCCACCGGCCGCCATCAAACTTGCACCCGGTCCCAATCTACCTCTGGTTAAGAGATAGTAAGGATTCTCCACAAGGCCCGTCTCAGTCAAGCTAGCCCACCCCTCTTCGGGGTTAAAGGAGCCTTTCCGAAACCAAAACTTGTGCAGCGCATCCCTCACTTCGCCGAGGATTACATCCTCGACGAGTGATCTCTCTTCTGACAGTGTCCAGTTCTCGCAGGCCTTGTTGACCTGCAAAAACTTATCCAGCGCCTTTTGATCGGCAGCTGGATCAACGTTGTCAGGAAACTTCTTTAGGATATTATCCACTAGAAGCTTCGAGGCCACTTGACGTGGCGAGAGCCCGAACTCAGCAGTGACAGGGTAAAGACCCTGATTGCTGAGATCCTGTATGATCTTTCCTAAAAGAGCGTTGCCGTCAACCGACATAACATACTCCTCGTTGGTGATTGAACGAATCAAGCCTGAACCGTGTTATAGGTCCAGAGAAGCCCTTTCCTTCGCAATCAATGCGTCGGAGACAGAGCGCTTGAAACCTTTGATCGCGTCTTTACCCCCAAAAATAGCCACAAGGGCTAGGAGGATACAAATCACGACCTTGACCCACACGCGCTGCGGAACGCCATTGAACATGGCGTTACAGCACGTTAGACACGCACGTGTCGCCGATGCCTGACGAAGCCTGTGTAAGCGCTCCGATATGCATCGACAAAGCGGCACGAACGTTGATCGGGTCATAACTATCGGCACCCGCAGGGATGCGGATGATTGTTTCGACAGTCATGAGCCTGGGCAGGTTGTTCGCCGCAATATTCACACCCTTACGGGTGAGAGCGCGGTAAACATTCTCGCCAACCTTACCGTAGAGACCAGCTACCGTGACCGCCAAACCGATCAAAGTCTGTACGACTTTGGGACGGAAGAACGCGAAGGTGAACTGGTCGCTCGTCGACGATCCACGGATGGCAGCATTGCCAGCCATGGACGTGACCGCCCATTGCACGCTATTACTAGCGTCAGGGCCACGATCGGCTACGATGGTTGCAGACGGACTCGTAAGAGTCGTCTGGGCAGAGCCGGTAACCGGCGTCGTCAGAGAAACTGACATTTTGTATTTCCCTATGAGTGGTTACTACGTCGGATTATTCCTACGCAGTTAACTATCCATTACGGATAGCGTTGTGAAGCGAGCTTGAAACTCGCCTCGATTGCCAGATCGCAGATGTCAGGTTTAACAATCTGACGGGGTCAGGCATTTCGAGGGTGAACTTAGGTACAAAAGTCCACAGCGACGCCTCAATAGGCGTGCGGGTGTACTCCTCAGTTCGAATCTCCACAATAGACGGGAAGTCATGATTGAGACCCAAATCCTCTCGATTAGAGGTATTCGAGAATGTTTTCGTGACTAGCCCAGCTGTCGACCACGTTTCCGTGACCACCAGATGGACTGCCTGATTACACCACCTCACATTACTGTAAGGAGCGCATAGTGCACTAAGCACACTTCCCACGTCGAAGGCCATATCAACGGCCCAGGACCAAGGTAATAGGTTCCACACGGTCGGTAGCCAATTGTTGGGAGCCAGGCCGATCTCCTTACGGAGCTCGGTTTCGTGACTTTCCAACGCTACCGCACCAGAGTAGGTAACTCTTCCCTCGGCAACTATTGTACGGCGCGCTTTTACCTGCGCCATCTGCTGGGGGCCGGACATACCGGCGCCAGCCAATACCCACTGACTGTTTTCATATACGGAATTATCCGCAATTACTTCAGTCCAGGAGGCATGACCCGAAATACGCTGGAGAGTCCATAGCCGCCCCGACATTCTGTCGAGAGCCTTTATGGCATCCTTAATATCAAGGATCAATGGTTGTATCCCGAATTTCCATTCGAGGTATGTACCAGTCAACGCGTCTACAACGGCGCGTCGACGGGTCCCCGGCGTACTGCCTCTCCTTCGTCTTCTTCGATCACCATGGGCTGCCTTCAGGCCACGCTTTTTTGCGTGACGCATGTAGGTTCCTATGGAGTCTCTGAGAGACTTAAGAGGATGGCGTATACCGTTCAACGTTTCACGAATCTCGCCGAGGGCTACGCCCCCGTCCATGGATTGCTGCACGCCATAGAGCTTCTTTATGAAGCGACTTTTGGCGTCGTTGTCCACGTTCGTAGGTATCGTGGGAGAGACGGCAAAGGCGAGCGGGGCAATATGCCCTGCCGCATAGGCCGTCCTTACTGTCCATTGGGACAGTGAGTTAGGACGGTCCCTCCCTTGCCAAGCCCAATTCCCGAATCCCTTCGGAGTCACCGTTCTGGTGCTCCTCGTGAAGGGGGTCGAGCAATCGAGCCCACGTATCATTCGAGCCTGCCAGTCTTTGACGGACGAGCCGGACCTGTAATCTTTTGTATCGATTACACCGGTAATTTCGTCATAGGGGTTCCGAAAACTCAGGAACACCTTGCCACTGGTATTGCTCATGATAACCTCGCGATGTCGTTGACTAGGGATTACTCCCGATATCTTCGGCAGAGCCAGGACGATAGTCCTAATGGAGATACCTGGAGGGGATGGAATCCCCCCAGGCCGCCTCCATCCGGCGCCTACGACAGTGTATAGCATTACTGCCAGCACTGTGTATCAGGTACTTAGTAGCGGAGACCTAACCCCCCAGCGCTTGGGCTGAGGCAGATGGTTCGCTAACCTAATACGGTCGCAGTATCCAGAAAAGGTCCCTGTTTATCCACCAGCCTGCGATAGTTTAC